TCCATAGCAACATTATAATATTCATTGCTAGGTTCTTTAACAAAGAATTTATAAGAAGCAGCCCATGAAGGAGCGTTGCTAAGAATTTTAACCTGCATAACATTATAGTTTATTGCAGATTGTTTATCTACAGTAAAAGAACCACTTGGATCTGTAAGAACAGGTGTTTCTCTACCGTAAGCATCTGCATACACAACACCAACTTGATAAGTTCTTAAGGATTTTATTGAAGGTGATGGTACTCTAGTTTCTGGTGTTATAGAATTGTTTTGACCAATATTTACTTCAAACTTAGGCGTTATCTCAGCACCATTAGCATCTGTTAAATTATATTGATGTGTAAAATTACCATAAACTAATCTATTACCAGTTATCTCTTGTGCTCTAGCTTCTCTAGGTACGTTATCCCAATGTCTAAGCAATTGGTTACTAGGAACAACAGCGTGTATAATATCTGATGTTATTTCTAATTCGTTAGCAGTATACTCTGCATCGTGATTACCAGTTTCACACTTTATACTTTTTACAGTATATATATTATTGTGATTACTTTCTTTGTATAATATATCTATTTCAATTACATCGTTTAAAGGTGGGTTTGCAAAACCAGATATTTTTAAAGATCTTATATTGTTTTTCATACCTAAGTTATAACCCTTCTTAGCTTGATAATCAAAGTCATCTGGTAAAAAAGCTAATTCACTAAAAGGTCCTATAGGCGAATATTGACCATCTCTAAACTTATATCTTAATGCAAATCTAGGAAACTTAAATTCAAACATAGGTTTTTCTTCAACTAAAGATATATCCCATACTTGTTGACCTTGTTCTATCTCTTCACTTATAGCATCTATAGTTACTCTAAACTGATTAGGTGATGTTGTAAATGTTTGTACAACATTAAGTATAGCTTCTTCACTACTTAAACCACCAGCAAGTGTAACTCTTAATTTATCACCAACTTGCCAGTCCATTATATTACTACCCAATATTGTTATAATAAAAGGATTTATAGTTGTTTCTACAGGAACTATATCACCTAAAGCATCTGTAACAGTAAAGCTATTATTTACAATTGGACCACCCATAGCTGTAAACGTACTTTCAACTATACCATCTCTTTTAGTTTTAGACATAGTTAATGTAGGAGCAATAGTTGGTCCTTTTTTAATAACTGTTATATCTGTGAGTGAAAATTGGCCGGATGTGCCGTTGTGTTGATTAACTACTGTTGTAGTAGTGTTGAAGTTTGTAGAACCATTTTTAAAAGTTTGTATGTTTATCATTTTTGGCTCTGTGTTACCAGTTGTCCAAAATAATAAACCATCAATAATATTTATACCACATATGTGCCAGTATTTACTAAATTGTAATATAGCATCAGCTTCAGTAGAAGGAGCATCGACAAGTACAGGTACAACAGTATCTGTTCTTGGATTGTACTCTGCTATAGCATCTATTAATGTTCCTGATATAAACCAATATATTTTATCGTTCTCGTGATCTACATAAGAACCTATACACTCTGCACCAGCAATACCCAAGGTAGTAATTCTTGAATTTCCAGGGATAGTTTGAATAGCACCAACATCATCTCCTTCAGACGATGCTATTTCTATATTCAAAGCGTCTCTATATTCTCCATTAGGTATTAACCTCTCGTCCAGGTCTTGATTCATTTTACCTGCACGAAAGTGTTGTTTTAATTCTGGCATGCTCTAGTGTTTTATTTGTTTCGATTTGTTTCTCATAACTTGAGTTAACTCTTCAGCTTTCAACATTAGATCTTGTAGAAAGTATCGCATAAGCTATAGATTTATACATTGCTTCTTCAGCAAATTTATGAACTATCATCTCAGCGTCTGTAGCCAAACCATCAGATATATATTTTAAAGTAACTGTTCTACCAGACATATCAGAACTAAAATGTATTCTTCCATATCTAGGGTCTATATAAAATACACCGTTACTTTGTGCGTTTTCTGGATTTATTCCATATCTTCTACCTTCAACAAACACAGCTTGAGTATCTTCATCAGGTGAATTACTAGTACTGTCATCAGGAGTATTGTTTTGAAAAGTTGTCCATGTGTCTGATGTTAACGGATCAACTAAATTACCATCACTATCAAATATATAATCTAAATTACCGTCTTGAGATATTTGTTGTGGGTTGCTAGTTTTTATAAACTAGGTGGTATTTCTATCTCGTGTGACTTTATAGATTTGAAAGTGTCATAGCTTAACTCTTGTATTGCTCTTTGAGCGTGAAATGCAATGTCAGCTCTTTTAATTTTAGTTATTAATTTATCTTGTCCAACATAAGAAATTATAAAATTGTTTATTATATCTTGTATTGTTATAAATTGATAACCACCATATACAGCTAAATCGTCAGCTGTGTTGAACTGGTTGTCAGCACCTTCGTAATAAGCTTGTTGTGTTCCTTGAAATAATGGCATGTTTTATTATTTTTCTTGTTGAATGTTAACCATATCTTCTTTATTTGCATAGTCAGCTAGTATAGGATCTTTTATAGACATACCAGCTAATTCTAATATCTTTAATACTAGTTCAGACTCTTCAGATTGGTGTAATTCAAAGTTAGTAGATGTGTTTGCGTTGTATAATGCTTGGTTGTTTACAACTGTATAACCCCATACAACAGTAGCGGGTCTAGCTATATAGTTACAGTAAACACTATCATTTATAGTAGTAGGATAAACAATTATTGCATTTTCTCCATTTGTTCCACCTTGTGATCTAACATACATAGCTCTTGTTAGTATAGGTGTGGTTAATGGTGAGTTTAACATATGATGTATTTCGTTTTGACGTATTTTTTCTATTTCATAATAATTTCCTTGCTTTAAATAATACAACTCACCCATTCTATAGTGTGCTGGTAGATTACCAACACCATTAGCACCTGTCATTGTAACAGCTTGTCTATATCTCTCAAATATATCTAGCTTTTCTTGTAACAAATCTAACATATCAGAATAATGAGCTTGATTAGCAAACAAGTTAAACTCTTGAGGTGTTACATAACCTCTCTGTTCTTTATTAGCCGCAGCTAAAACTCTTTGATATACTGTGTCTACGTTTACCGCCATAATTTTTTTATTTTATAGTATGCAATCGCTCCGTAGAGCGACTGCTACTACAAAGTGATTATTTTATTTTTTTAGATAAAGTTTTATAAACTTCCATACCTTCATCGGTTTTAAACCAAGCTGCTAACGCAGAATATGGATGTTCATCAAAAGGAACTGTTAATATCTTGCCTTTAGTTTTACCCATTGTAAAAGTTCTTTGATCTGCTGATAGGTTTATTATACCCGCCTCAACAACTTTAACACCAAAGTTTCTTAATTCAATAGTATCATCTTGACAAAGTTCTAAGAAGTACACAGGGTTTCTTCTAGCAAATAGTACAACATCTCTTTTTATCTCTTTAGATGTCATCTTAGATACCTTAGATCCACTTTCTACTCTCATTATTGCTTCTGCTTGATCTACATCTAAGTCCATAGCTATGTTCATAGCTTCAACTTCCATTTCCATATAATCTAAATCAATTTCAGCTGCTTTAACTTCATCTTGTTCTCTATATAAAACATCTTTTAACGGATGATATAATGATAACAATTTTTGTAAGTTTTGATCTTTAGCTTTTACAACTAACGCACCGTTTCTAAACACAATGTGACCAAGTGTAGAAACACCTTTTTGCTCATCAACTAGTGGTGATGGTTGGTTTGTTGCGTATCTTAACTCTCGTTGATAACCTTTTTCAGGGTCCATCCATAATAAAGGTTTTCTTTGAGTATGTCTTGATGGTATTTTTGAAACTATAGGCGTTTTATCTCCTTTTAGAACGTAAGTTCTATCTTTAACCTCCCATTTAGGAGCTTTTGTTTTATTTTCCATAATATAATATAATTAAAAAGTTTAAAAAAATAAAGGGCTGGGTGCCGAAGCACCCAACTCTTTAAGGTTAGTATTAAGATGCAGTTGTATTCTTAAGTAATACGAAGTTGTTTGCTGCTTGAACGCATAAACATCTTTCCAACAGATCCAGTGATCCATGATTTCATTTTTCTATCATCAGCTTCAGATTTTCTGTATCTAACGTGTAAGAAAGGTCTAGAGATATTTTTACCCATAGACTGATCATATACAGTAGAAGTACCAGCAGGAACGATAACACCTTCGATGTCACCAATAAGTCCTCTAGTTACAGAATCATTTAAGTATTTCCAGTCAGTTTTGTAGAAGTCATAAGCACCTCTTCTGAATCCAGAAAAACCTAAATTTAATGCCATATCTTCCTGGTTGTTAAATACTCCGTAAGAAGTACCACCACCGAAAGCAGCATTTTCAAGCTCTACAAGAATTGTATCAAATTCAGCTAAACCAGTGTTAGACATATAACCAACCGAGTTTGATGTTGCACCAGCAACTGAATCAAAGTCAGCATTGTTATATACTAAACCTCTTGAAGTTAAAGCTGCGAATAAACCTTCAGAACCTTGAACCGCGAAGTCTCCAGTACCTGCAAAGTTTGCGTTAGCAACTTCTGCTTCAATCATAGCCATTTCCATTTGATCTTCTCAGAAGTAACTTCAACCCAACCGATTTGAGCAGTATCAGAACCATTAACTTGGTATCTGTCTCTCATGATGATTGGTCTGTTACTAAATTGAGTAAATGAAGCATCGATAGAACCAGCAACTCCTGATGATCCTTTTCTATACTCAGTACCATAAACGAATAACTTAATGTTATCACTGTTTGCATATGCAGAACCAGTTGCTAGAGTAGCAATTTCGTAAGGAGCTACGGTGATTGCAACACCGTTAGCATTTACAGCTGTTACTAAACATTTGTTTTGCTGACCTGCTTTTGAAATTATAATCGTATCATGTAATTGGATTAAGTGACCAGAAGGTACAGTAATCGTATTACCAGAGGCACTTAAAACCTCAACTGAATTAGCAGTTGCAGTTGCAATACCATCATACGCTACGTGTATTCTTCCTTGCTCAGACCAAATTACTTGATCAGATTGTAAAGGCATTTCAGCTCCTACCATTTTTAAGAAACCAGAAATAGTACGGTTACCGTATCTTTCTACTTCTTTCTCATAAATCTCTGGTAAAAACTGTTGCGCGAAAGTTCCACCTCCTGAAGCGGAGTCGAAACTTAAATAATTATCTCCCCAAAGCGTTTGCGTTGGTCTCGGAGTTAGGTGGGCTAACGCCGCACCTGATGAATTAAAAGGCATAATTTTTAATTTTAATTAGTTAAACTTATTTTCTCATTCTTAGCTTTAGCCATGCTTTCTTTCATTGCATCTGCTTTACCTTGCTCATAGAAGTGTTTTGCGACAGCATCAGGATTCATTGCTGTAAACAAGCCTTTATGATAACCCGCAGCGTCATTCATCTCATTGTTTTCATTCAAGAACTTCTTGACAAAATTGTTGATGTTGCTTTGTGTATCTTTGACTTTAGCAGAATCCTTCACGTTGAACCTAAATTTCTTTTCACCAACTTGATAATCAAAACCTTTGAAATCATTACTGAAAACCTGTTCGGTTTTCTGTAGAAAAGTGGATTTTTGTTTTTCCGCTATTTTCTGAGTTTCCTCAGACTCCTTGTTATATCTATTAAAGAACTCCACTGCTTTCTGTTGCTCACTCGTAAGCTTTGAACCAGCTTTGATCTCTTCATAGTATTTGGACTTTAGCCCGTCCAAGTGGCTTTTAGCACTAGCTACTTGCTCTTTAAGTGCTATCTTTTTCTTTTTTGCTACTTTCTCATCGTCTAAATCTTCGTCAACCATAAACTCTTCTTCTATAATAAAGTTTATTTCGTCATCAGATAAATGAGATTTTGTATTTTTGTAGTATTCTTTTAATAATTGATGCTCGTCTAAACCAGAATAATCTTGGTTTAATCTAACATAATCTTCTAAACTACCACCAGTTTCATCAATAAAGTCTACAACTTTCTGTATGTTCTCTGGTAATTCTTGACCTGTTTCTTTAGCTTCTTCAATAGCTTCAACTACCTCTTCAGTTAATTCTTCCGTTTGTTCCTTAACTTCTTCTTCTGTTACTTCTTCTAAAACAGGTGTTTCTTCTTTAACCTCTTCTTTAACCTCTTCTTTAACTTCCTCTTGAAGCTCCACCACAGGTGTTTCTTCTTTAACTTCTTCAACAGGTTCTTCTACTTTAGCTTCATCTAAATTAACTTTAGTAGCTTCTTCTGGAGAAGGTATCTTGTTAGGGTTAACATCTAAGTTAACCTTTACAGGTTCTGAGGCTTCTTCAACAAGTTTTTTTGGTTTTAATGGTGCTTTAATTTTCATATCACCACCCTCTTGTAATACTTCACCTGTATTATCAGGTGCAGGTACGTTTACCTCTTCTGAGGTTGCTTGATTGTTTTCTTCCATAATATAATATAATAATAGTTAATAATTATCTAGGATCAAATCCACCTAGATCGAATCCACCACCCATAGTATCATTACCTGCAGATTCAAAGTTTTTAGGCATTTTACCATTATTTCTTTGATCTATTAATTCTGATTGTTGAGTAGCTTGTATTCTTGTTCTCTCGTCTTTACGATCTTCTTTTTCTTTTTCTTTTCCTTTTAATGCTTCAGCTTTCATTTTCTCTAGCTTCATGTTCAAATCAAATTCAAACATCATAAGGTCTTTCTTTAATTTAGCTTCGTTAGCTTGCTTCTCTATATCCAGTTTAGCTTTTGCTTGTTCTATAGATATTTCAGTTTGAGCTAGAGCTTGACTTTTCTGAACCTCAGCTTGCGCAGCTACTTGTTGAGCTTGTGCATTAGCATCTGCTTGAGCTTGTATGTTTTGCTGTTGCATTAACTGATCTCTTTCTTGCTTTTGTTTTCTACGTATTTTAAGTAATTGATTAGCAAGTTTAGTATTTTTAATTTGTCTTAAATCAATAGCGTCTTCTAAATCTATTAAACCCTCAGACATTTCTTTTAAAGTAGCAACATTATGATTACCTATTTGCTGAATAAACGCATCGGCTGTTGGTGAGTATTCTAATATATCAGATATTCTTAATGATAAAGACTCACATAACTCAGCTGTTAAAAATAATCCAGCTTGTAGTATATGTCTTGTAGCAACATTTGAATTAGCAGCTGCAAGTTTTTGTAAACCTACTAAAGAGTGTTTATCAGGACTACTAGCATCTCTTGCTTCGTTTAATCCGGTCACATCTCTTATCATTTGTAAATAATA